CTTGTCAATAAGGGTGTGTTCGAGTGGAAATCTACTCACATCCTACCTTTCGGCGGGCGTTTCGACGCATATCTAGACGTCAAGTAAGCGGAGGGCGCGTGCTTCTGGAGAATCCTTGTAGTGAGGCTGGTATCTCCAGTTGGCTTTCTTGTTGACGGTTTTCTTGGTCCGAGAATCAACGTATGTCCAGCCCTGGACGTAATCCAGGGCGCTTGTCGCGAACTCGTTGTACATCTCGGCCAAGGCATAGGTGGTGACACCCACACCGTACACACTGTGCAAGAACGTGTCCAACTCCTCAGCAGGAATTACACGCGCTGCCCCAACTTTCTCCTTGACTTCTTCGACATTGGTCCCGACAATTCTCATCATGTCCTTGTCGAGATGCGGTTTGCTGCTCAGTGTAGCACTTGTTTGCAACAAAACGTCCTTGATCATTGGTACGTGCCGATGTTCATACGCGGCGGAGAGGTACTTACCCGCCATGTAACTTGCATCATCAATCTCAGTGTTTGAATTGGCTCTGAGATTGATTTTGGACAGCACGCGTCCAAACTGGGGCACTGGGAGAGTCCCTTGACTTGACCGCACATACCTTTTACGATAGAAAGTTGCGCGGTTTGGTACCCTCTGATGAAGAACCTCAGCCACCATGCCACTTCGCTTGTAAGTGTGGGTGATAGCTTCCTCCATCATCTTCGGGTCCCCGTCGACTATTCCCAGAAAGTCGTCACCCCCGTGGATATGCGTTGAGTCGCTAACGGCTGCTCGATCAGCTGCCGCTTGCATCAATGCCATGTGAACATAAGAGTTACCGGTAGTGGTGGTACTTTCCCCAGACCACCTCTGACCGTCGACGCGCGCCTTGACGCCATAGCGCGTCCAGACCGTTACACTCGTGTTCCTAGCAAATTCTCTTACAAACCACATGGGTGCTCCATGCCGTTTATACCAAAGAGCCTCGTATTTACGAAACTCCTTAGATTGGCTGCCGTCGTTGTTTTTCGCGTCGCTCTCGATGTACTCGCCGCGAGCCCCATCCATGATCTCACCTAGCTCCTCCCCAGACGAACCACAGGCGTAAATTACCACATTGCCTGTGTTCTTGGGGTTCTGCTTAGAGCAAGACCATTTCATTCTGCGGTTTAGTTCCATAACCACAGCCCCGGTAACCATGTTGTACATATCTGTTCCCTGATATACAACACGCGGTTGGGCCCGGTGTTCTTTCAAGAGCGCCTCCTGCTTTGCGAACACATGTTTGGTATCCCCGTCAAAGCGCCACTCACTTGAGAGGATTGCCTCGCGCATCCTCTCAGCCTTAGCTGGAAGTTGTTTCGAGAGCCATTCGGTCATTAGCTCTTGATCAACTCTGATTTCCGGAAACTGTGGAATTTTCTCCATGAGTCGTTTATGACCCAACTCAAAGAGATCAATATTTTCAAGTGCGGGTTTGTAATCGCACCTTTTCTTCATTGCTTCCATGGTAGCTGCAGCTGTGTTTTTGGGCACTGTAACTGGTACTTCCGCCATCAACATCCCTTTGGCAATGCCCGATGTTGGTCCATCGGCATCGCCCTTGACTTTAGTGACATTGACGGCGGGAACTATGTTCTCAAATTTGACATCGCCGGAATAAACAGTATGGGCGTTTAACTCCACCCCCTGATCTTTCACGGTTTTGTTGCGTTGAGCATGTTCAGCGCGTTTTGACTTTACGTCGACGGCAGGTTGTCTGCCAAATTGGATTTTCATTGTATAAGATAGTTATTATCTGCTGGATTTATA